TTATCAAATCCTACTGCTGTCCATCCTGAAGCTTCAGTTGTAACTGCTCTGTGAAATTGAGTTTCCCCTCTTTCACCAGTTCTCATCATGAACTTACGTTCACCAAAGTCTAATTTACCTTCTGCTAATTCAGATAGTAAATCTTCAAGCATTCCAATACTAAAGTAGTTATAAGAAGTAGTGTTACTTACTTCCATTTGCTCTCTAATACCAGAACCAGCTTTAATCTCAATGTTAGATTTTCCTTTATTCAAGAAACGTCCGTTCTCATCTCTGTTTGTTTTACCAAACATTAATGTACGAGCCTTAACTCTTGAAATGGCTTTTTCAAATTGCCAGTACACTTCCTGCATCCATGTTACTGAACTGTGTACTTTACCTGTATCAGGGTTTCTAGTCTCAATACCCGCAAAATATACTGGTTTGACTTTCATGTCAATCATTGCTCCCGATACTTTATGCTCAAAACGTAGTGTAGAAACACTATTTCTAAGTAAGTATGGAGATGTAAATGCAATTCCAGCACCTTCTGTAGATAGTTCATCTTCAACATACGCTGATTCAACACTGAATTTCACGCCTGCTATTAAATCACTACCCGGTACTCCGCCTAGGGTTTCTTGTCCACCAAATATTTCTACTTGATAACGATAGTTACCACCGTCTGGTACTCCGTCTCCTAATATTCTGTATTGATAAAGGTCTGGTTTATTACCACCAATTACCTGTACTTTTGTAAAGTACTTCTCACCGAATATTAAATCAATAACTGTTCTTCCAGCTCCTACGCCAGAATCACCTCCACCTACTGTCGTCCCTTGGTACTCTGCAGATTCCAACGTAATGTTACGCTCATCGCTACCTACAACTTTCCAAACGAAATCATCAGATGATTCCAAAGTTTTCTCTGGGAACATTGATAACGTAGTATCTAAGTTCTTCATACCAGAGTTCTGTAAAAGAACGGTAGTTAATGGCGAAACTAATTGCGGTTGGCTTCCAAAGATAGCTCCAATATGGTTCTTCAGTGTTAGTCCGGACCAAGATTTACCCTTGGTCATAACAAATTTACCTAAACTCATAATTAATTAATTTCTGTTTATTATTATTTTTATAATACTAATTCTGAACCTACTCCACCGTAATCTTCTCCTTTATCTGTGAAGGCAGGGTCTCCCCCTTCTTCAAACTTATTAGAGCGTAATGCTCTCTCTAGTTGGCTTGTTGCCTTAGTAGTAGACTTGGCCGCTAACCTACTGAAATCTTCAAATCCGTTGGTTAACTCAAATAGGTAATAAAGCTTTGTATCAAAATCAATAGGATTTTCTCTTCTGGTACGCATCAATTTGTTTTCTGCGACACCATTAGTATCTTGTCCTACTATATGTGTGATACTATTATACACTTTATCTTGCATTGCTTTTGTGACTTTATGCCCTTTAATTAATTCATCACCTTTATATATGGTGTTCTTAAGGTCATTGTCTATTCTTTCTTGCTCAGCTACAAATTCTCTTTGCTCAGCTTCTCTAGATTCAGCTACCTTAGCTAATTGTGCTTGTTCAAATGCTTTCAAGCTTTCTAGAGAATCAATAGCATCTTCAATCACTACTTCATCCCCAGCATCTACAGACTTATTTAATATACGTAATGCACGAACTTCGGTCATTCCTTGATTAACATAGTCTTGTAATATAATCTTTTTTGCTAATTCAATATCATCATGTAGTACATCTTCGTCTATACTCTCATATCTATTAGCTGTTTCATTGAATTGTTGTATTTCAGATACAGTAATTCCCCTTTCTAAAGCATCATAACCATCTTGTCCTAGTTTCTCTATAATAAAGTCTTTTGATTGATTTGCTATTTCACTTTTTAAAGCGGTTGTTAATGAGTCTAATGATTCAATGCTATTTTCTTGAAGGTCCAAAGAGGGCAGTAACCCCTGCTCAGAAAGAACAGTTGCAAAGGAAGAATATAAGTTGGGAGAATTTTCTTGGTCTCCGCCCTCTTCTTCTGCACCTTCTTCCTCAGCTACTACCTCTGGAGTTTCCCCCTCACTAAGTGTATCGTCTTCATCAGGAACCACAATTGCTTCCTCATCAGCGCCTTCTCCGGGTGGAGCTGGGACTGGTTCTTCTGTTTCACCAGTTGGAAAGTCCATAACTGGTAAGTCTAAGTTGAGCTCTAAATCTTGCTCATTAAATAAACTCATGTCTAATATTTCTTCATTTTCTGCCATAATAATCTCCCGTTAATTTACAAATATACTACATTTTTTGCCCAAAGTCAAGTGATTTCATTAAAAATGTTAAAAATCACTGCAATCTCTAATAGCTATTTTGTTATTTAATATTTATCTCCTTTAGGTATATTTCCTTTTTTACCTGATGGTAAATCTTTGGTTAATTTTTTATACCCTTTCTTTTTTTTACGTATTGCTCTTTTTTGCATTCTAGCCACTTCTCTCTGTTTTTGTTTGTCTGTATACATATTATTTATTTAGTTGCAGCAGGTTTTGCCTTTGATACTGCGATTTTTTTATCCTCTCTTTTCATTTTATCTTTGTGCATAGTCATACTGTCATCTAGTGCACGCATCTTATTAGCTTGGTCATTTCTAACCTTATCCCTATCTAAATCTAATTTTTGTTCTTCTATAGGGTCTGCTATGCCATCACCGTCTTCATCACCATTTAACTCTGCATTAATATTAGCTATTAAGAGCTTAGTTTCATTATCACGTAAGTTAGTAGAGTCATCTAACTCTAATTTAGCTACCTCTAATTGATAAGCTTGTTCTTGTGCTTCACGTTGTAATTTACTTTGTTGCTCTCCAGCTTGTGCATTTTGCTGTTGAATTTTCTCTTCAGCAATTTCTAATTTCTTACGCATATCAGCTAATGATGGACTAAAATAGATATCCATTATGGTACCCATACTTCCGCCATTCTGCATGAATGCTTGAGCGTTTTGTTTCAACATGTTCTCTAATTCCATTGCTTTAGAAGAACTAGTACAAACTAATCCATAATCAGATTCAGCAAACTCATTACCATCAATGTTAAGCATTTCAATGGTTTGGTCATCTAATATATATTGTACCTTCTTGTTGTTACCTCTTAGAGCTATCTTAGCAGTCTCTAAAAAGGCAGTCATTGCTCTTAATTTAAACTTCTCATGTTTGTGAAACCAGTATTCTGTTATATGAGACGACTGATTCACTGAACGCTCAACCCCTGATGCTGTTTCATTCTGATGTATGGCGCCTTCACGTTGTTTTGAAACACCAGCTATCTCAGACATTTCCATCTTGATGAACTCCAATAGTTGAATATGTTGTTGGATATAGCTACCCGTCTCCATATCTATTGCTCGTCCACCTTGAGTATTGAATCCCCCTGCAAGTTTCCCAGTCGCCGCGCCTTGTTGACCTTCTTTAAATGAATCAACTACCGCGATTTTATTCACAATAGCATAATGTAACCATTTTTCTATTTCCCAGTTATCTGGTACTTTAGCTAAATCTAATTCAAAGATTTTACCATAGTTAGTTGCAATTGCTTTATTCAACCTATCCCAAATCACATCATACATATATTGGTAATTCTTCATTCTATCCATTAAGGATACAGCTTTACCTTGATTTGTATTATATATCTCCCCTACAATTCCGGGATGACAATATGATGGGTTATTTATTTTGTTGAATTGTACTGGTCTTGGGTGCATTTGAATATAGATATCCTTGGCTATTTTAGTGCCTTCCCACCATTCATTCACCCAAAGGGTTTTAGAAGTCTCACCCATTTCTTTATTAAGGATATATTCTTCAGACATGATTTTAGTCTCTGTCTCTCCTTCTTCATCGTAATAGGTGACCTTTTGTATTTTTTTAAGTGACCTCCAATATACTCTTAATACTCTAATATTACCATTTTCATCAGTAAAATTAGAACCAAAGTAATGTCCGTTCACTTCTGCTATATTAAATATAGTATCAAATCCTGCTGCTCCTAATCCTTCAGAACCGTCTCTTAATAGAGTATGATTCTCGTCATCATCAGAATAAGCACTTCTACTAGATTTAGTAGTATACTCATTAATATAATCTATATCTGCTTCTTTTAAATCTTCGTGGAAATAGTCTATAATCTTGCCCGGACTCCAATGGTCTTCTAAAATAATAACACTAGAGTCTTCAATTTTATCACTATTACCTGACCTAATTGTATGTACTTTTAGAGGATTAAGTTTTGTCATAACGGGCTCATTATGCACTATGTCAATTTGGAGCATTTGCTCACCCATTAATAAAGCATCTTTAAAACATTTAAGGAATATTGATTCAAAGTCTTGTTCATTCCAATAATGTCTTAATATCTGATTAGCCAACTTCTCCCGTATATCTTGCCAATCATACTTAAAATAATCCTCTATCTCTTTAAGTTTACCTTGTAATTCTTCTTCTTCATAATTAGCTTCTAGATATTGTTGCATTTTCTGCATCAATAAATTCTTCTTTCTATTCTCTTTATCTGTAATGGCGTTCTGATTGGTAACTATTACTCTATAATCAAATCGCCTCTTACTTTCCTCCCCCACTAATAAATCTATTTTTGGCACTGCTATAGGATGGTGTGGTAGGTTATCTGGTATAAAACTTGCACTAATTTGATAAGGATTAACTACATCAGTTAAATCCCGTATATCAACAACGCCATTATACAGATTAAGATTAATTACTTTATTTCTCAATGTTTTACGTACGGACTCATTATGATAGAAAGAGTATCTATCAGCCGCATCAATATTATCTATCCTCCATTGTTTACCTTTTCTAAAGTATGCTAAACGCTGTTGAGGTGATTTAAAATTCCTAAAGTTTGCCATATCGTGTTAGTCTAATCTCTTAATATACAATATTTTTAAAGTAAATGCAAGCAAATTTCTGCTTATTTACGTTTTGTTCCTTAATATGTAATAGCTATTTTGTATTCAGTTCTTCAAAAACATCATGGCTAATATGTGGATTTTGCCAGTTTTTATTAAAGAAAGGGTCATTTGACAGTTTCTTTAGTTTTTTATCCTGATTCTCTTTAGCTGACTTGATTCTTTTATATCTATCTTCACGTAAAATGAATAACATAATACCTGCAGATACTCTATCAAAGTTGCCATCAGAGTTCCACTTTATACATTCTTCTATATATGCAAAGCTTCTTAACCTATGTAGATTAAGAACCATATCATCTTTCTCTGTACCATGAGCAAAACTTCTCTGCCAATCTGCTTGAAGTAATCTACCCCAAGAGTTTATTTGTGCGTTAGCATGAGTACCTTTAGCTTTGTTTCCATATAGGTTAGTAGATTTAACAAAATCCATATCCTTTAATATCTGAGGAACATCTGCTAATAAGTGTAATGCATTCTTCTGGTCAAAGTGAGAGAATAGCCCTTTAAGGTTACTCTCATAGTTAGCCTGTGCATTATAATATAGAAGTGTTCTATATGCTATTTCATAAGCTTCTTTGGCAGTACGTGGTCGTCCTGTGTATTCTGCTACTATTCTATCTGAGAATGTATCCATCACCATTATACTAAATAGTGACTGTCCTGTATCAGAATCAATAGGGTCAATCCCTGCTATATATCTACCACTAGGTATTTCTCCATTAGCATTCTTTCTAGGTTGTTCATATATCTCTAATGCTCCTGACTTATCACCACTAGCTATATCATAGCTTCTTAATGGAATTGCATCAGCATCTAGTTTCCAATGTACACTGCCATCCTGTGAATCTAATACTAATCTACCTATATAATGTTTAGATAAAAATGTATCTTTCTTTACTGATATTTCTTCTAAATATTCTTTTAAATCTGCAACTGGGAATACTGTTCCCTCTGTTCTCATTACAGCTTCTTGAGGAGTCATTGGTTCCTCTGCTTTCTTTTGTGTTAATGCTAAAGCATCTGATGCACTATACTTAATAATGTATCTACCTTTCATTATCTCCATCATAGATTTGATAACATCTGGTTCTCCTACATCAGCACTATAACAAAGGTTACGGTTCATATAAGCTCCCCAAAAGTAACCACAGTTTGTTTCACCACTAGTATTTCTATCAAATACATTTGGTATGCCATATATATTATAGGCAGCGGGTTTATAGAACAATTTCTCAGAACCTTCAAATGAGGCTCCCTCAACTCCTCCAGTACCTCCGGCTAACATAAAGCCAAAAGCAACTCCACCATCTTCCACAGCTTTTTCTTTTAATGATATACCATAACAAGAGGATAATAACCCTCTACGTACACCATATTCATCCTCATAACCAAGCTGTACTTCCATAGACCTTTTACCATCTACAATTCTCATTCTTGCTAATGGAGTATTGTCAGCTATCCAATCCAATGTATCTAATAATTTACCCCAGATACCTTTATCCCCAGACAAGAAAGTCTTCTCTGATGCAAGATAGAAATTAGGATTACCTGTTCCGGGTAATACATACATGTTTCTTGGGCCCCATGATGCGGCTTTAAAGCTGAATCCAATACCCCTAGTTTTTAATAACTTTCCATGTTGTCCTGCTTCTTTTGCAGCATGAACATAGTGGTGAAATAAATAATCACCCAACCACGGTTTAGGAAACTTTCTAACCCTGTCTCCACGTTTTTTACTCTTACTATCTTTAGTAGGTTCATTTAACCAGATAGGTGAATAGTTCCAATAAAAGTATAACTCTCCCGGAATCCACTCACCATCATCTCTTACTAATCCTACTTTCCATCTATGTAACTCTTCTTTCCAAAAAGCGGCATAATCAGATTTAGGATTAGGGTTAGGGATTAAATTAGTATATCTACCATTATTCTCAAAGAATATAGCTTTAGCTCTAAAGAAGTCCATATCCTCTAATATATGAGGATTTGTCATACTTACAACTCTTCTACCATCTTCATAATCTACTAACTCTCCTTCATCATTTGTGTATTGCATGACGGGCCTATCTGTAATAAACCCGCGTATTTCTTCTGGTGCTATTAAGTTCTTTATAAATTGTACCTGTGAGATATATTCTAACATATCTTCCCACACTTCCTTTGGCAGCGATTTTTTCATTTCGTCTGTCATAGGAGTTTGATACTTATTCATTGCTATCTCCATAGTGCCTTATCTATTACCATGTGTTTTGTATTAAGTAAAACTTTTGCTACTGATATAGCATTTCTAAATGCCACCTTAGTAACCTTAGTTGGGTCAAATATCTTTTCTGCTAACATATCTCTAGATGGTATATCTAGTACCCAATTTGCGTTTTGTTCTATAGTATTTAAAGGTGCTAATAACGCATGTAAAAATGGACTATTAGAAAGAGATGATTCTTTTATCCGTTGATGTACTAATGCTAATGCCTGTCCACCTCCGGGT